TTTAGTTTATTATACACAAAAAAGGGCAGTATGTAACTGCCCTTTTGTTTAAATTGTATTTAAGCTTACGCTCCTGGTGAACCAAACATTGCACGAGGATCAGAGAAACCAAAAGAATATCTTTCTCTTGCCTTATATCTCATGTTTCCTGTCTCAAAGTCTGGATCCATCGCAGTAGCTAAAGACATTCTTTCGAAGTGCTTTAGACCATTTGGTGCATCTGTCTTAATGAAGAAAGCATCTGTATCAGTCAAGAAGTCATTGACCACATAACCATTTGGTAACATGCCCATTGACTGCACAGCATTGACATCGTTGTCTGCTGTTCCTGGTCTCATATTAGAAGCCATCAATCTTTCTGCTACAAATTGTAACTGACGAGGTATAATTAACTTCATGCCTCTTAAAGCAATGATTAATCCACGCTCATCTGTAAAACCTGCAATACTGATTAATGCATCTTCTAAAGATGTTTCGTTAAGATCTGCTGCTGAAACATTATCTAATGTACCACCATTTGTTAATGGGTGATCTGTTACACATAATGCTTTTCCGTCACCACCAGTTACAGAAGTGTCGAATGCATTATTTAACACGCCTGCTGCTTTTACTTGCTTAGTATGTGCCATAGATCTTGCAAGTGCTCTTGTGTAACGAGAAGAAATTTTGTCATAAAGGTTATCCTCTACGGCTTCTTCTGTTATTGAGAACGCCATTGCAACTGTCTCATGGTTATACCTTGCAGTATAAGCCTCATTTGCATCGTCAAATGTTACTGCGTTACCCTCTGACTTAGTGGGTGCAGCTCCAAATCCACTCAACATTACTTCTTCTTCAAACGCTCTGTCTGATGACTCGGTGTCAAAGATTTCTGAATGTTGACCTTCATACCTATTATACTCCATACCAAAGAGGGCGTTTAAACCCGGCTCTAATTCCTTGGCGAGTTGTGCTCTTGAAATTGCCATAGTTAAGACTCCTTATGATATAGCAGCATCAGCGTCACCACTAGAAGAGGCGAACACATGATTGTTGAGTTTAACGATATAAGAGATACCTGCGGCAGAGTGATCAGCGTTAGTCACATCCTCATGTACACCCACAATCATTAGAGGGTTTGAAGGATCTGATGCTTCTGCTGTTGATATATCAATCATAGCACTTGAAAGACCAGTTGTGGTATTTCCAGCTGTAGCTGTAGCTAGTTGTGCTGTTTTGAATATATCTGCTCTTGCAGTTGCCTTGTCAGTGTTTGTACCATCAGATGCAATGATGTATTTTTGCATCGGATTGTCATATATAAAACACTTTATATCGAAGTTAGCATTGGCAGTACCTGACCCTGCCCATGTATTTTTGAAGGTTAATTTACCTGTTGACGCATCAACGTATTCACATCCAGCAAAAACACCTAGGAGTTGTTTACCATCTCCATCGGCACTTGTAATTATTGCTGCGGTCCCACCTGTCAACTCGACTTCAACTGGAGAACCCTGGAAAATCGCTGAAGCATCGCTTTTGATAAAATACTGATTAGTAGAATTGATGCCACCACCAATAACACTAATCGGCTTTAACCCAAACTTTACGTTTACATTAGCCATTTTAAGCTCCTTATTGCTTCATTATAGTTACTCGGTAGGCTTTGGTTTCCCACCGAAAGATACACGACTTTGCCTCTCGTTATGGATCGGCATCGAGGGATGCTGTTCCCTCATTAGGTTTTCATCCACGGCTTTCATCTGGTTGCGGGTCTGGTCCCGATAATA